TATTGACTAAGCGACCAGTCAAATTTATGCAGAGTGGACGGATCCTTCCAATACTCAGCAAAGGGCTCTGAAAAACGGTGTGCCTCCCAGTAATTATCCAAGAGACTCTTCCAACCAAAAACATCTTGGTGAAGTGAGAAAATTTTAGACCAAAGGTGGTTGCCCGAACCTTGAGGTCCCGTGAGCACGACAAGTGTTTTGTTCATCATAATCAGTACCTTTATATAATTATAACATAAATAATCTGGACTGTACATACAGTTAGTATAGGTACATACCAGAATGGCAAATCCAAAAATTAAGATAAAGCGATCTAGTGTCGCTGGCAAAGTCCCACATTACCCTTCAACACTGGACTTAGGGGAATTTGCAATCAACACCGCAGACGGTAAAGTCTTCATAGCAGCAGGTCAAGCAGGTGTTGGAGTCGGAACAACAGTAAGAGAAGTTGGTGTATCGACAGAGAATGTACTAATACAAACTCTTCAAGTAGATGGTAATAGTGATCTGAATGGTGCACTAGATGTTGATGGACATACAAACTTAGATAATGTAAGTGTTGCAGGGGTTGTTACATTTGCAGGTAATGTAAAATTTGGAGCACAAGTCCAAGACGGAGACGGTGGATTTGGTTCTAACGGACAATTATTATCATCTGATGGTACAGATACAAAGTGGATCTCTGTAGGACAAATCTCTGCTGGTGCTGCTGCATCTGTAGGTGTTTCTGCTGATTCTACAAACGCTACAAGATTTCCTACATTTGTATCTGGATCAAGTGGAAATAGATTTATAAGAGTAGATACAGTATATAATTACAACCCATCCACAGGAACTTTACAAGTACCAAAGATAAACCAAATCAACACAGTTGGTTTATCTACTATTGGTGGTTATACTTTCCCCCTCATCGCTGATGACGGGAGTAATGGACAGGTGCTTGCTACTGATGGAGCTGGTACGCTCTCATTTGTGACAGCAGAGAGTGGATCAGGAACAGCAACGACTATATCTCAGAACGCTTCTACTGCCACAGCAGGTCAAACAACATTCACTCTTCCTAACTTACATAATGATGGTACTAAAACATATCCTGTAGAGGTATTCTTCAATGGTGTCAGAGGAAGAGTGGGTGCAGGTGCATCATTCGACTTTCAGTTATCTGGCACTCAACAGATTGTATTCAATCAGGGTCTTGATGTAGGAACAAGAGTTGTTACAAAAGTAGGTTATGGATACACCGTCGATGAAAGACAATTTACAGCATCACAAGGTGACACCACATTTACAATTACAGGTGAACAAGCTGCACAAAATAAATTTCACTGCTATCTAAATGGTGTTTTACTAAAACGAGGCACTGATTACACTGCTGGATCTCCTGTTGTATTGACAACTGCAGCAAAATCTGGTGATGAAATTTGTATTATGAATGCTAATGCTGAAGAATTTTTCACTGCAGATGAAGGACAGACTAAGTTTACTGCAACTGATACAAGCACAACAGCGACGAATACGCAAGTATATCTGAATGGTATATTCATGGAGGTTGGTACAGATTATACATTAGGTAACCCATCAGTCACGATTATCAATCCTGTCACAGGACTGACTGCAGGTGACAACTTTGATATTGTAATCACTCGATAAATAAGAACATGGCAATCGCTTCTAGACAAGACCTTATAGATTACGGTAAGAGACAACTTGGTGCTCCCGTTCTCGAAATCAATGTTTCTGAGGAACAAATCGAAGATAATTTAGATGATACTATAACTCTTTATCAGGATCGTCATTATGATGGTGTTGAGAAGATGTATTTGAAACATAAAATTAGTAAAGACTTTACTGATACCATACAAGCAACCAGTGCAGAAGGTCGTGAGACATCACTTGGTATAACAACCACTACAAGTTCAAGTGTAAACATCACAGGTATAGGTGCTACTACTTTTGACTTTGATGAGACACAAAACTTTATTCAAATACCAGATGCAGTTATAGGTATAGAGAAAGTATGGAAGGTTGACAGTCGTGCGATAGCATCAAACATGTTCAACATAACATATCAGTTATTTTTGAATGAGATATACTACTTCAGTTCTATGGAACTATTAAGTTACACACAGACAAAGAGATATCTTGAGGACATTGATTTTATATTACATCCAGACAAGCAGATAAGATTCAACAGAAGACAAAATAGATTATACATTGACTCTGACTATAGTAGTATGAAGGAAGATGATTATCTTATCATAGAGTGTTATAGAGTATTAGATCCTGAAACTTACACGAAGGTGTACAACGACAGGTGGGTCAAGAGATACTTTACAGCAAAGTTGAAGAAACAGTGGGGTCAAAACCTTATCAAGTTTCAAGGAGTCAAATTACCAGGTGGCATTGAGTTGAATGGTAGAGCAATATACGATGATGGTGTTGCAGAGATAAAAGAATTAGAAGGTCAGATGAGCACAGAGTACGAATTACCACCACTTGACTTCATTGGATAATGGCACTAAACCCGTTCTTTTTACAAGGTAGTAAGGGGGAGCAAACTCTCTTACAAGAGCTGTCTAATGAACAGATCAGAATGCATGGCATTGAGTTTATCTACATGCCTCGTGTTCTTGTGAAAGATGCTAGTGTGATGCGTGAAATCACAAGTTCTAAGTTTGATAGATCATTTCCAATAGAAGGTTACATATCATCATACGAAGGATTCGATGCTGGATATAATTTACTAACAAAATTTGGTGTAAGATCAACAGCAGAAATGAAGATTATTATATCTTCAGATAGATATGAAAACTCTATCGCACCATTATTGTGGAAGTTTCCCAGTGCAGCAGTAGGTCCTACAGGTAGAGCACAAGACCAGAAGAGACCGTTTGAGGGAGATCTTATGTATTTCCCACTAAGAGATATAATATTTGAAATCAAGTATGTAAATGATATTGAAAATTTCTACATGCTTAGAAATACCTATACATATGAACTCACTTGTGAACCATTCGAGTTTACAGACGAGACATTCGATACTGGTGTCAATGAGATAGATGATGACTTTGATGATGAGGGTTACAATGTCACTATGATACTAGGAGATGCAGGTGCGAGAGCAACAGCATCAGCAACTCTCGTGGATGGTGGTATTCATAAGATTGATGTTATAAATGGTGGAACAGGGTATACAAATGCTCCAAGAATAATTATTGAACCACCTGTAGGTGGAGTCAGTGCTACTGCTGTGGCAATCACATCCACCACTGGAACACGTAACTTCAAGTCACTGAGAGTCGAGAGTATACAGATCACGAATCCTGGTGCAGGTTATACTTTTGTACCAACTGTTCAATTTGTAACTGAGGATGGAAAGGGCACAGGAGCATCAGCGATAGCTGGAGTTGGTACTAATGGTGTCATAGGTCCTATAACACTTGGTTTTATTGGTCAAGGATACTTTACTGCACCAACTGTAACATTCAACACTGCACCTGCAGGTGGATTTACAGGCATCGCTACAGCAACTATCAACACCACAACTAATCAGGTCAACTCAATAGTTGTCACAAACGCAGGTTATGGATATACAGAAATCCCAACTATTACTGTCGGTGCTGCGTCTACGATAGGAAGTGGAACATTCAAGTATGGTGAAATTATTACAGGTGAGTCCTCACTTACTACAGCATTTGTTACTAAGTGGGATACTGAAACCAATACACTGCTTGCTAGAAATCTATCTGGAGACTTCGCAGTGGGTGAGAATATTGTCAACGTTGGATATGGCACTGCTGTATACACCCTAGATAGTATTGATTACAATGACGATGATGCTTACGAAACAAGTGATGAGATACAAAATCTCTCCTCAACAAGCATCTTAGATTTTACAGAAAGAAATCCATTTGGTGAAGTATAATGTTAGGAAGTTATTTTTACAATGAAACAATAAGAAAGACAGTTATTGCTTTCGGTACATTGTTCAACAATATAAAAATCAAGAAATATGCTGCTGATGGTAAAGCAATCAGCCAGATCAAAGTCCCTGTTGCTTACGGACCTATGCAAAGATTTCTTGCAAGGATCGAACAACAAGCAAACTTTGATGATAATGTTGCCATAAGTTTACCTAGAATTTCCTTTGAGATTACATCGTATGCTTATGACCCAAGTCGTAAGTCATCACCAATAACTAAATTTACAGGTAAGGGGTCAGATAAAACTAAACACAAAAAAATATTTCTTCCAGTACCCTACGAGATAGGATTCAGACTTAGTTTTGCAACAAAACAGCAAGACGATGCTTTACAAATAGTAGAACAAATATTACCACACTTTCAACCATCATACAATGTTACTGTAAATATGTTAGAGGGTGTAGAGGAAAAAAGAGATATACCTTTCACATTAGCAAATGTATCTTTTGTTGATGAGTATGAGGGTGATTTCTCTACAAGGAGATTTATACAATACGATCTTGATTTTGTAGCAAAAACATATTTCTACTCAGAGATACCAACAGACGAGTCTGGTATTATCAAGAAGGTACAAATCGATTACTCTACTGCTATCAGAGCACCAAGAGCACAAAGATATACTGTGGTGCCACAAGCAGTCAAAGATTATAATAGTGACACTGCAACAACTATTACTTCTGAAATAACAACAAAACAAACTCTTGTATCAGTATCATCTGCTGCATCACTCTCTGCTAATACGTACATTCAAATTGAATCTGAGGTCATGAGAATTAGAGAAATCAATGGAACTAATCTCTTAGTACAAAGAGGACAGTTTGGTAGTAAAATAGCAGAGCACTATGTAGGTGCTACTATAAATCAAGTTGATGCTCAAGATAACGCACTAATAGAGGTGGGAGACGAGTTTGGATTTACAGAAAGCAAGTCATTCTTTGATGCAGATGGACTAGAGTATAGTACAGTTCAAGGCACTGATATCTAAATAATTAAAAATACCCCGAATACTCCGAATATTTGCCCGTCATTATTTGGAACAAAATGTCAAACTCTTATGATGCTATTGATAAGGCACTAGATGTGAAATCTGAGATAGTTCGTGAAAAGAAAAAACTAAGTCAAAAGTCTAGTGACCAAGATGATCCCACAAAGGATTATGAATACAGTCGTGCTCAATTATATAATCTAGTTGAGAAAGGACAAGAGGCAGTCAATGGTATACTTGATGTATGTCAAGACTCTCAACATCCTAGAGCATATGAAGTAGCAGGTCAGTTGATCAAGCACGTAGC